TGCGACGCAAGACCTTTCGTTATATTGCCCAAACCCCGGGTGGATTTGAATACTGGACCGATGAGACACAATTGTCCGGTTTCCCAGACACTGCAGCGTTGAACTCTGCGCGCAGTGCATTCTTTTCCTACGCCGCGTTGCGCCTGCAAGGCTTGACACCTGCAGAGGCATGGGTTGGCATTGGTCTTTATGGTGGGGACGATGGTTTCACCGCTGACCTAGATGCGGACATCTTCCAGAAAGTGGCAAGTGACTTCGGTATGAGCATGGAATGCGTGTTTGTCCGCCGTGGTTGTCTTGGTGTGAACTTCTTGGGTCGGTATTATAGCGATCTCGTGTTCACCGGTGACACTAATACGATGATTGATTTTGGTCGGTCGATTGTTAAGTGGCACCTCACTACCGATACCAACGCCACGCTTCATGGGCAACAAACTGCCAAGTTGTGTGAGAAGCTCACCAGTTTAGCCTGCACGGATTGTAACACACCCATTGTGCAAGAGCTACTGGATGCGGCTGAGCGTACGGGACGCTGGAAGCGCCCAACAGCTGGAGAAGATGGTTTTGTCGTTAACGTCCGCGCACCGTGGATGGATTTCCTCATAGACGATGCCTGTCTCAAGCTCAGCCTGGATCGTGATTGCATGGTCGCATGGCTTGGACTCGTCAACAATATGGGCCAGTTGCTTAACTGCCCTGGATTCGGCGAGGTCGAGCTAGTGCTCCCTAAGGCTGTGACTATTATCGACGGTGAAGTGATCCTACCGGCGGGGGCAACCCTGGGCCCAGAGGACATCATCAAGATCGGTCGTAGCACACAGAAGCATGCTCATGAGAGTCGCGCAACCGCTAAGGCTGACGCGAAGGCTGCACCACCATTCCCGTATCTTGCTAGTGAGAAGGGAAAGGCTGAGGCCGATGCGTGTGACCACCCAGTTGTTTTGAAGAAGACGGGTGAACCGCATGTGTGCCCTTGCCAATGGTCGGCACCCGGAAGGAAAGAAGGTGAAGATGATGTCCAGTATGCCAAGCGTCGCCAAGCTTGGGAGTCTAACCGCGCTTATGCGGCTAAGGCGGCTGGCATTAAGCTCCCTTGAGCCCCGGGCGGGCTAGGCAGTGGATAGCCTCAACATCTGGCAGTGGATAGCCTAAACATCTCCCAGACCAACTGGGTAAACAAAGGGTGGCGCCCAGCGGCGTTGGGGTAAAAGACAGGTGAGCAGGCGGGTCGTGCCGCCACGGACCACGCATCCGTACAACCATCTTCCCTTCCGCCCAACTGGGGCCACATGGCAGTGAACAGCCTCAAAATCCCATGGACTTACCATGTGGAAAAGGTGTTGTCCCGGTCGCACCGGTGTCCGAAACTCTGAACCATTCAGGACAGTTTCATCTGAAACGATGAACAACAACAACAACACTCAGGACGCTGGGAATGCACGCAGTACTCGCGCTAGTCGCAAGCGTGCTCGGGCTGCTGGGAATTCTGCTGCATCGCCTCCTCCAGGGCCGGCCAAGCGCCAACGCACCCGACGGAATCGCAAACGGAACGCCAAACGCGGGCGAGCTCAGGCTACCCGTGGAAATGGTCGTGCGCCGTCGGAACCTGCGGTTGTGGGCTTCTTTGCGCCAGTTGCCGAGGGGACAAAGATGAGCAGTGCCAAGCCCGTGTTCCAACGTTCTTCCCATGACGAACAGAGGATCGTCCATCGTGAAAAGGTCTCCAAGCTGGTCACTCCAGGGACTGGAGCCTTCACAATCCTCGCGGCCCTTTCCCTGAATCCCGGGGTGGCCGCCACCTTCCCCTGGCTCTCGAACGAAGCAGCTGGGTGGGAGTCGTACCGATTCAACAGGTTGCGCGCAATCTGGGTGCCAACATCGGGAACCGCGGTTGCAGGAGACATTATGATGGCTCCCGACTACGATGCCGCCGACGCTGCGCCTGGCAGCGAAACAAACATGTCCGCGTACACAGACGCGGAAGAGGCCAATGTTTGGGCGAGGTTCGCTTGCGACATGGAGTCAGACTTGCTCAATGGCGAGTCCAGACGTAAGTTCGTGCGCACTGGCGCGCTTGCCGCCAACCTGGATATCAAGACCTATGATTCCGGGAATTTGTTCGTTGCGTCCACTGATGACGCCGCTGCGAACACTGGCAAGCTGTGGCTTGAGTATGATGTGACTCTCTACAACCCACATGTGCCCCCTGGCGGCTTTCAAGCAGCCGGGACCCTTACTGGCAACGGCACCGCCGCTGCTGGTACCCCATTCGGAACTGGGCCGGTCCCATCGGGCCCCGTGGTGCTGACTGGCGCCTCGACAAATGTTCTGGGCATCTCCAATGTGCAAGTGGGGCAGGAGATTTGCGTTGCTGCCGCTATCAATGGGACCGTGATTTCAGCGGCTGCCTTCAACACTCTTGTGGGACTCACCCTCAAAGACACTTTGTTCGCCGGCTTTCCTGCTGCAGCGACTAGTGCTTGTGCCATGTCGACTTTCATCGTCACCGCCCAGAATCCAAGCTTAGTGCTGGCTGTCACTGCTACAACTGTGATCCAGACCTTGGTTGTGGTGACTGTGATTGCACCTATTGGCTCCTTTTGAGGGGGGTACGCAGCGAAGTTTCAGAGTCCGCTGCTTGAACAAATCAGACCGACGCCACCATAAATAATAAAGAACATGAAAGACCCCGTAAGGGGCATGCCAAAATAAAT